CATGAGGACGAAACCGTTATCGCCAGAGTGCTTGAGTCACACGGCGGCCAGAGCGTAGATCAAGACAAGCTGCGATCCCAATGGGAATCGGCGCACCTTAAACCGCTTGGCGAGAAGCTAACACAGGTAGAGGAACGCGCACAGCGTCTTGAGGAAAGAGTAAAGTTCCGTGAGCTTGGCCCCGTGCTTGAGGAAGCAGGGTTTGACAAATCGTTTGTCACCCGCCCTGAAGCTGGCAAGCCATCCCCTGCGGAAGTCTACTTTGGCGACAAGTTTGGCCTTGACGACAATGGCTCTCTAACTGTCAATGGAACCTCAACTTCCCCGCAAGCCTTTGCCTCAGAACTGGCATCCAATGATGCCTACAAAATCTATCTGAAGCAAGAGGCCAGAAATACCAGTACAGCAGGGCGACCAAGCCAAGATAAAGGCGGCTCTTCTACTGACACCTTGACTCAGGGTAGCATGACCACCCAAGAGCAAGCTGACTACATTATGAAGCACGGGTATTATACGCCTAAAGGCGGTGGGGTACCGTTTATGAACCTCCCTAAAAAATAGGAAACAATGGCTATCGGAAAAGCATCGGATTTCGTTGTACGCAACGAACTCTTTGAAACACTCTTTGTAGAGACGCTGGCACAGAACGTAGACATCCTCAATCAGGATGGCAACGGCGTGATCCGTCTCGTAACCAACGAACGCGAAGGCGACTACGACAAGACTCGCTTCTTTGACCGTCCTTCTGGCGGTGTATCGCGTCGTGACACCACTGATACTTCCACCTCGCTCACGCCTTCGGCTCTGACGCAGGACGAAGTAATCGGTGTAAAACTCAACCGCAAGTACGGTCCTTACCAGCAGACCCGTGATGCGTTCAAGAAAATCGGCGGTACGCCTGAGGATCTGACGCTGATCTTGGCTCCTAACATGGCAGAAGAAGCCATGAAAGGCATGGTCAACGACGCTGTTACGGCTCTTGTTGCTGCTCTCGGCAACGTTTCTGCTGTCAACTACGACTACGCCGCTACGGGTGCCAACAAAACGGCTGACCACACGGCTCTGATCCGTGGTCGCGCTCTGTTCGGAGATGCTTTCGGTCGCATTCGCGGCTGGGGCATGAACGGTGCTACCTTCCACGATCTGGTTGAAGCACAGCTTTCTGTTGCCTCTGGCAATGTTGGTGACTTCGCAGTGTACGAAGGACAGGCTGGTACGCTTGGCCTCCCTGCTTTTGTCTCTGACGCTCCGGGCTTCACCACCTCTGGAACGCCTGACACCTACCACATCCTTGGCCTCGTGCCTAACGCTGCCGTCCTGACGGTATCGGAAGCACCGTACATGGCTACGGATGAGACGATCCTCAAAGAAAACATCCTCTACGCCTTCCAAGGTGAGTATGCTTTCAACTTGGAGATCAAAGGCTACCAGTGGGATGTTGCCAACGGCGGTGCCAACCCTGACGGAACGGCTATCGCAACTGGTACCAACTGGGACAAAGTTGTTGCTGACAACAAGGATACGGCTGGAGTCATTATTGACGTAGACGCTGAATAATCCAATGGTGACGGAGCGGGGGGCCTTCGGGCCTCCCGCACCTGATCCTTAAAACTGTACTGACATGGGTTCTTGGGCCGACCTTACTCTTGCTGATGCTACGCTAAAAGGCATTGCTCCCGTTGACATGATTGACGGGAACTTTGGCATTTTTGACACCGACATCAACGAGACAAACAGGCTGAATGAGGCCAAGCAGTACATTGAGATGCGTATCGTTGCCAACGACGCTCTTTTCGCGGAACGCGCTGACGGCCCGCAGGAGATCATGGACGCGGCGATAGACATCAACAAGACATACATTGACAACCTGATCCAGCGCATGATCGGGTACAAGTATGTACAGGCATTCTACGAGACAGAGGCGATGGGTGGTAACAGCTTGTTCCTTGCTCGTGCTGAGATGATGGAGTTCCGCTTCAATGAGACGTTCACGGCTCTTATGCGCGTCCTGATGCGTGATCCCGAC